TATCTGCATCTGCATCTGCATTGTATGGTATTAAATTAGTAACTTGTACTGCTCTTAAATCAGCAGACACACCAGACTTACCTGCATACTCCCAATCATATTTAGAGTATAAAACATTTACATCTGAACCATTACCAATAAGAGTACCCATCATGGTTCTCTTTTGAGCATCAACTACTTCTGGAGCTTTGTTCATATTACCATCTTTTCTTCTAACCTTTCTTTTGATAGTAACAAAATCATCTCTGTCATCATTTTTGTTTTTGACATTTAAACCATCAGCTTGAGCAATCTTTTTATTCTTATCATCAAGATTACCAACGTCAATAGTCCAAACTCCATCAGAGTCAAACGTAGTATTTGGGCTTGTAATGCTTGCCCAATAAGCTTTTCCTTTTAGTACACTCATATGTGTATCCTTTCTATATTGTTAATAAAATTAAATTATACCATAGAAGTATTATCAAAGTCAATACTTTTTTTAATAATATCTGAAGAAAAAAGTTTTTGTATATTCATTAAATACATCTTAGAAGCATTATGGTCTCCTCCAGATACTATTCTTTTATTATCTGTACTGTTTACAATCTTCTTTAACATATCAGTTTTAAAAACTAATGTTCCATAAACTTCATCTCCTATGCAAAGATTGTGAAACCAATAGTCTGCTTCAGTTGCATTAATGCCACTTGGTTTTCCATAGCTTTCATATTCTATTGCTATGTTACCTGTCTTTAACCACATACCTCTCTCAGATTTTACTTCTATCTTTTTATTCTGTAACATATCTGCAATAATTTTTTCTTTTACTTTTCCATATTGCAAATCTATGTCAAACTTTTTCCTGTCTTTTGTCTTAGGTTCTAATGTGTTTGTGCCCATGTTGTCCCCTCCTTCCACTCATTGTCCAATGGACACTTCATTTGTAATTGATGCTCTGTATCTTTCATAGCATCTTTGGTAATACTACCAAATTTTTGCACGTCTTTTTTAGCAACTTCATATTGATATTCATCATGTATAGAAGCTACTAATTTTGCATCAACACCTGATGCTTGTATTCTTTTATTCATATTGACTAACCATAGTTTACATACTACTGCTCCTGCTCCCTGTAATAATGTATTTAATGCAGCATGTGGAGAACGTACATGCAACAGTCTACCATCAATACCTTTTATCTTACCTCGCATACCTGCTTTGGTTACACCATCTCTAATTCTTTTTAAAGCAGGCATGTTAGATAAGAACCTATCTATTAAAACTTGTCCCTCTTTTGCACCTTTACCTACTATCTTACCTATTTTACTAGCACCTGCACCATACATAAAAGCATATATAAATGTCTTAGCTTGGTCTCTATCTGTAAGTCCTGCCATTTTCATATTAGCAGTATGTATATCTCCATTCAAAACTTCTTCAGTAAAATTAGCATCATTCATTAAATGTGCTAAACAACGTAACTCTAAACCACTTGCATCTGTACCTACAATGGAATGAGTGTAGGGATTTTCAACAGTCCAACATTCCCTACACTCTTTACCATATGGAGAACGAACAGCAGGAATCTGAGCCATGTTAGGACTGTGATGTGCCATACGACCTGTGATAGTTTTAAGTGTTAGAACCCTACCATGCACTCTACTATCATTATCATCACATGCTTCTATCCATGACTTGATTTGTGCTATTCTTTTCTGAAGTAACAAGTACCTAGAAATCTTTTTAGCTTCTGGTAAATCAATACCATCTAATACCTCTTCATTAACAATAACATTACCTTTATCTGTATGTCTCTTTGGTTTCCAACCTATCTCCATAAGTCTATCAGCTATCTGTTGTCGTGAACCTATATTAAAAGGTATGTATTTTATTTTTGTTTTTAAGTCTTTTCTTGTTGGGTCAAAACGTATACGACCCCACTTTTCTAATTCATTTGCTTCATCTCTTAATGTATTGTATAAAGACATAGCTTTTTTAACATCAAGATAAAAACCATTTCTTTCTTGTTGGTCTACAATAACTCTCACTTGATGCTCTAAATCAATCGAAGACTTTGAGAAACCTTGTCCTTCCTTTTTTAAATATTCATATAACTTATGAGTTATATCTACGTCTTGCTGACAATACTTTCTTAGTTCATGTGTGTATGTTGCAAAACTATTTATACTACCTTTAGGAAATTTAAATCTATCTCCCCATGCTCCAAGACTATGACCACCTTCTCGTAATGGATTAAACATTTGAGATAGTATTAATGTATCTGTTACCTGTGAGGGTTTTATTTCTACACCTAATAATCTATTTAGCACAGGAGCATCAAAAGATAAACCATTATGCATTATATATTTATCAATATCTTTAGACCAGTTTTTAAATACATGCATATTACTTGGGTCAAATACTGTTGACACATTTGTATCTATATTTTTAGCTACGATACAATTAACTACACTAGCATCTATTTGGTCTGTTTCTATATCAAGAACAACTTTCACAATCTTCCTCCTCTTTTCCACACCAGTTACAAGGCTCACCTTTACCTGTAGCCATCATACTTTTTTCTTCATGACAATAATGTTCCCACATTTCTGGTTCTTCTGTTTTATCTAACCATTCTTTATAACCATCTATCCAAATTTGTTTATCATCTGTTTCATTTTTTGGTAAATATACTACATGAAAAGCACCACAATTAGGACAAGATAAATTTGTTTCCATACAATAATCTTCATCTTCATGGTCAATGTCATGGTCACCACCCCATATTAATTCTGTATTACAATGCCAACATTTCATTAGAAAGGCACCTCCTCTTTATTATCTTCTGCATTATACTCTACTTCGTAGGGGTTGTCAATCTCTTTCATACGACCTGTCTCTTTATTGTAATGAAGATGTGTAGCTATACCTGTGTCTCCTGTATATCTATTCTTTAATATTCTAAGTGTTGTTGTGTTAGCTTTTACTTCATCAGTATCCTGTTGGTTTCTTTCTAGTCCAATCACACCATCAGATAAGTGAGCAATACTTGCACTACCACGTAAATGTGAGAGTGTAATCTCCTTACCATCTTCATGACCTCTATCTCCTGCAGGTCTACGTAGATGTGATACTAATAACATACCAATACCTGTTTGTTCTACAAGACTTCGTAACTTAGTCATCAATACATCAATAGACTTTCTCTCGTCTCCTTCATCTTGTCCAGATACAAGGATAGATAGATGGTCTACAAATATCCATTTACATTCTAGTGCTTGTGCCATAAATCTAACTCTAGATAATATCTCGTCATTATCTATAGAACCAAAGTGGTCAAAAGCAAAAAACCTACCAGAACCTATGGTTTCTTTTTCATATTCTTTTAATTGCTCTATGCTAAACTTGTTTCTAATCTCCTTGATATACAATCTAGCATTAGCTTCTACTGACATAATATTAAATGCAGTATTCTTGATACCTTCTTCTAATGCAAGTATACCTATATTGTGATTAGTATTCTTGAGTAAGTGATGCATCATCTCTCGCATAATAGATGACTTACCCATACCTGCACCAGATGTAAATGTAATTAACTCACCTGTTCTCATTCCATAAGTCTTCTCATTTAGTTTAGCCCAAGGATATGGAACAGTCTCACAAAAGTCTTCTGTGTATAACTTATCGCCTAGGTCTCGTAGATTGATAATACCTGCAGGTGTATAAGGTTGTGCGTTCCACCATGCTTGTGAGAACTTTTCTCTCTTACCCATCTTTAGATATTCATTTGCATCTTTGAACTCCATATTCATAATCTTACATTTGTTTGGACTAAACAACTGAGCCACCTTCTCACTAGCTTCTTGTCCTTGTTTATCCATATCAAAAGATATGACTATGTTTTGAAAGCTATCTAAATATTCAAATGCTTTTCTACAATCTCGTACTGCAGAACCTGCACCTGTTTTTACAGATACACATGCCCATTTACTACCTAATAATTCATAGGCAGACATAGCATCTACTTCACCTTCAGTTATAGTTATGTATTTACCACCACCTGTGAACAAATTTTGTCCAAACAGAGTAGCATCTGATATGTTTCCTTCTACCCACATATTTTTAGTAGGTACGTCTCTAACTTTGTTACCTATATTGTTACCACCACTATCAAAATACTTGTAAATGTGATGTGTATTCATATTACCATTCACTTTTACCTGTGTGTGATACTTTTGTGCTGTTTCTTTGCTGATATTTCTCTCAGTCAAAGCACCTGTAGTACCAACAGTCTTAATTAGACTCTCAGTTTTCATAGGTATTACCTTTTCATGTTGCATATTCTCTCCAAATCTTGTGTTACAAGAAAAACAGTAGCTATATCCTTCAGAATGATTAACATTACCATCACTTGAACCACACTTTGGACAAGCACCCCTGTCTAGCCATGTTTTCTCCATAGTTTTCTCCAAAAAATTAATTATATATTATATTAAAATAATAATCAATAAATAATTATTATTTTTTATATAATATTTTAGTCTACTTCAATAGAACTACCATATAGGTTATCAAAAGCACCTATCTCAGAGTCTTTAGCTTCATATACATCTTTCTTAGCTAACTCCATAGCTTCAAAAGATGGGTAGCCTTCCTCTAGGTACTCGTAATATCGTTCTTTAATTAGCTCTTTTATTTCTTCTGCTAATAAGTTCATTACACTATCCTCATCTATAAATTTATAATATAAAAAATAAAACCAACAACTAAAAGAACAGGAAAGATATGGTTTAACCATAAACTTTTTTTCTTAACAGTTTGAAACCATTTACCTGTAGCTTTTAGTCTTCTTTCTCTTGCTTTATCCACCTGTTTTAAAATCCCTAGTTATGTGACTTGCATCAGGACTGTATAGACCTTTGTCAGGTTCTTTTAATTTATCTAATTCTTCATTTAACTGTTTAATTCTTACATAAGCAGTACGTAACTGCTCTTGTAAGTCTCGAACATTTTTTTTAAGAATTTCTATTTCGTTCATTGCACTCTCATTATTTGCACATTGTCATCTACTAATGCCTGTATATCATATCCTCTATCGTCATACAACCTTTGTAGAAATGTCTTTGCTTCTTTTTCAGTTTCAAAATACATAACTTGTCCATCATCTTCTTCTAAAATATCTGGTAGCTTTATATTGTTAGGATAAGGCATAGATATTACATACATATTATTTTCCATATACTCCTCATTATACATTACATTTTTTATGTAGTCAATACCCAATATAAGGTACAATAAAACATAGAAAATACCATACTAAAATACCTGTAAATATCTGTATCATTTCTTTATTTATGTTTATCATTCTTAATACTCCTCTCAACTCTTTCGTATAAACTATTGTTATACTTATGTAATTTATACTTAACTTTATTATCTCTTAATATATCCCACAACCTATCTAGTACATCTTTCTTAGAAGGTCGTTTGTCAAAGTCTAATTCTATTTCTACTTTGTATTTACTCATCTGCTTCTCCTGAGATAGCACCTATCTTTCCTTTGAAAGGTAACACCTTTGCACTAGGTTTTGTTTTCTCTACTAACTCTGGGTCTGGATTAAAGTTTATATCTCCATATAAATAGTCGTATAATTCATCATGACCACCTATATGTAAAAAGATTTGGGGTACAGTCGTGTGTCCTGCATCTCTAAATCTTTTTAGTTTCTCAGGTGTATCTAATAATCTTTCTTCATAATGATACCCCTCGTCTATTAATAATTGTTTTGCTTTGTTACAAAAATCACAAGCATGTTGTGTGTATATAATATATTTAATCATATCTATCTCCTATCATAAGTGTTCCTTCTTCGTTGTTGTGTAGACCATATCCCATTATAATTTTAAATATATTAGGTGGTCTTTCACTTATATTATTAGGTATAAAATATACATTAACAGTACCTTTTTTATATCCTTCATACCAATAGTTATCTTCTAAAATATATTTTTTAAAGTCAATCATCAGCTAAGTTCTCCTCTCCTTCCTCCATTTGATACTGTGCATCATCTCCATATTCAGTACCTTCAAAGGTAGCTTTGCCTTCATTACATTTAAAGGTTTCTCCTTCTGTCTGCTCTACTGACCAAGCTAAATCTTGCATCTCAGCTTGAGTAAGTTTAGTATTAGATTCTACCTTGTAGTATCTAGTGTCTACTGTCTGCTCACTAAATCTATATGTGTATTTATATTCACTCATCATCTTCCTCCACCTTGCTTGGGTCAAATGCATTTGGGTCTGTATGACATACATAATCACTATGCCAGAACTGTTGATACTTACCTTTGTCTGCTCCATAGTCGTGTATACCACCTTCTTTCTTTAGGTCATAGTAACTAATAACTTCAGCAAAAGCATCTTGTACTCTTATTACATCTCCTATATTTATATACTCCCACGCACCTTCGTTGATTGTATCATCTATCTTCTTGAGTTTATTAATTAAGTTTAATGTTACTGCATTTATTGTTGGTTTACTTTTTGTTGTCATAAGATTTCTCCTCTATGTTTTTTAAATTATAAACATATGAAAGTATATCCTCGTGGGTATATCTTTCAGTAGCATCTATACCTACTAATGCTTCACATAACTCTTTATATTTTTCTTCATACTTCATCTTCACTCTCCTCTATACTTGTTATATAAAACTCCTCGCCATTATGTGTAAACAATCTTTCTGGATTGTCGTCTGCTTCATAAGTGCGACCCCTATCTTCTGCACTATCCCTATCTTTAGAATTTATTTCTTTCTTATAGTGCAAAACTTTCTGTGCATATATAATAAATTTAGCCACGTTGTACTTCCATTAATTGTACTTCTCTTGTTTCATACTTAATAAACTTTAGTTTCATTCTGTCTTCTGGGTCTGGATTTGTAAAGCCAAAGTGTTCCCACACTTCTGGTAGTTCATCTCCATATATCCATACCCAAGTAGGTTTCTTTTTCCTCATAGTTTTTTCTCCTTTATAAATCCTAATGTTGAATAAGTATACTGTCTTTTTCTTTTCTTGTCAATGTAAATAACTGTAGTTTTATTTTTCTGCTTTAGTTCCATATCACAACCTAGCATATACCATAGTGCTTGATGTAGTTCCCAATGTTGTGTTGGTGTTAAATTACGTTCTTGTCCCATATAATCTTACCTTGTTTTATTAACTCCATAACTTCTTCTTTAGTAGCAGAAGGTTTATGCACCTTCCAATTACCTTCTTCATTAGGTAA